AAAGCGTGTAGTTAGCTGGGGTTGTGAGAGGCTCGTCGCTCCTCCGGAGCCGCCTGCGCCTACTAGACCTGTTCCTCCGTTGCCTCCGGCTCCTGACTGTCCTCCGTTAGCTCCGGCAGCAGTTCCTTGACGACCGCCGTTAGCCGCAGTAGTGGAGGTCGCGGTTCCACCTGCGCCAGAGCCAGTACCGATCCCCAGAGAGCCGGTCGTACCGTCTACACCTACTGCGCCTCCCGTTCCGGTGTTAGCTCCTGCCGATCCCGCCTGGGCTTGTGATCCCTGGATCGGAGATGCGGGAGCGTTCGTGAAGTCGATGAAGGTCTGGACGCGGAGTGCAAATCCTGAGGGCTTGATAACACCTGTTGCGGCAGAGGACCATGCTATGGATTTGTATTCCATGTCGCGAACGAGCGTGACGTTCGAGTTTCCTACCGTGAGCACGCCGTCCTCGCCAGAGCCCACGAGTTCGGTTACACGTCCTAGAATCGTATTATCTAGAAGTGCGACGGCTCCAGAGGCTACGGTGCTTCCTCGCGCACTACCTCCTATAGCCCCTAGATGAGTCAGAGTTGCCGTTAGTGAGGTAATGGCTCCCACCGAGTAGTATCCGCCATTTCCAGAGGAGTCCCATATCTGTAGGCACTGGGGAGGAGTGGTGCTTGCCGCCAAACCTGTGACACTCACGAACGTTACGGCTACCGTGCTACCTACGTTGGGCTGGGTATAGTTGCCATTAGTTACGAATTGTAGACCAGCCGGTACAGCAGGCGTAGCGGTCGTGACCGTCGTGAGCTGTCCAGCCGCGTTGTAAGTAATGACCGGTATCGCTGTAGAACTTCCGATAGGTCCAGCACCCGTTATTACGCCTGCCAGTGTAGGGTTAGGATAACTTCCAGCTAATGCGCCTCCAGCCGCTCCAGCCGGTGAAACTCCGGATATAGCTACAGCTGCCGCAAACTCAACGATGCCTTGTGCGCTGACGGTGAACTGCGCGACGTGCGTCGAATCGCCATAAGTTGCCGGAGTCAAGGACGGTTGCGTTACTAAAGTAAGAACACACGGAACGCCAAGCGTGGCCGCGCCCGTCATAGGTTCGCTAGTCCAACCTCCTGCCAAGCCCTGGGCAACTAGTAGGTTTCCGGCATTATTGGTCGTAGCCCCTAATGCGACACCGTTGATCTTAGCTACAGCAGGATCAGGATAAGTTCCGGAAAGATCGCCTCCAGCACTTCCACCAGGAGGTATTCCCGTTATCGCTACGTTAGAAGCAGCGGTCAGGAATCCAAAAGTATCTACAGTGAACGCTCCCACATGCGTAGCGTTTCCATAAGAACCGGCCGACACACCGGAAGGAGTAGGGGTATAGGGATCGCTGTACTCGAACTGATTGGAAGTCTGGTTCCAGGCTATTAGCTGCCCGTCGTTGGATGCCAGTGGAGCAGGAACTACCTTACTCTGAATTCTAGATGTGCCTAGGGCGAAAGTAGGATTTATAGCCGATATCCAGTTATCCTGGATACGATCCAGAATCTGATTACCGCTTATTATCTTATGAAGCGTATATAGCTTAGTTGCTGGCGCAGCCATTTAATTACTCTCCCCAGCCGCCGCCACCCCAACCGCCACTGCCGAAAAAATCGTAATTAGGCACATCGTTGACGTGAGCAGGCTGACCGAAGTCCCGGTTCATCGCCTCTCCCTCTATTCGAGCCTTCATGGTGGCTAGACGACGTTCCAATAGAGATGTATCGGACTCTTCTTTCTGTAGGATACGTATAGCTGTAGCAATAATGCAGTACTCTTCCCACCCATTCACACCATCTAGGATGTTAGTCCATGATTGCGTCGGATTGGACTGAGTGACTTCTGGCTGAGGGCTTAGAGCTATATAGTCTGATTGAAAGGCGCGCGTTGCGGCTGACCATGTTACGGTAGTTGGATTTAGCAGCTGGACCGTTACGGTAGGCCCTGACGAGGTGATGACGAAGTTAAGGTTATTGAAGTTCGCGTTCATAACAGCCGCTAGATTAGTGGCTGTAATGGTGTCGGAAACACCTATATTGAACTCGGTGCCCGTAGCGCCGCTGGCAATACCGGTGAAGGTGAGGGTGGTGCTGGCAGTACCGGTAACGAACTGTATAGTTATGGTATCTGTGGCCGCGACATTACTGAGGGTTATAGTACCGTAATCCGATAACATACTGGGACGCGGGATATACCTGACGGTAACCTGCTGATTCGACGCCGGAGGGTTGGGAATCAACCACAGATTATTACCGCTTAGACGATAACGCAGGTTTGTCAGACCCGGAAGAATTGGGAAATACGGAACGTTATATTTATTGCGCTCCCCATAAGAAAACGTCTTCAAAGTAATGGAGGAGTTTGGGATACCTGGAGTAACGTTCTGATCCACACCTAGCAACTTGAAGAAGTCTGTAGGTAGAGGAAAGAACTGGTTTATTCCGTCCGTACTGAATGTATATGGCAACGAAGAGACGTAATAGTCACCCATCGCCTCTACCAGAATGCCGTAGAGCTCGAAATATGCCAGGTTTATGTAGTTATTGTATTCCGAAATACTGATAAAGGTATTGGCGCTAGGAGTCGGCTGATCTGCTTCCTGAGATGCCAATAAACGTATTGTTCCGATGGTGGTTAAACCAGGGGATAAATACGGAGGGGAACTAGGCAGAAGCGACATTCGAGACTCCTAAATGTTAGGGAGCCTCTGGAGGCCCCTCGGCAGGTTCGCTCTCTTCTGGAGATTCGTCGCCTGCACTGCGTATTATAACCATAAGCGCGCTCAATAGCGACTGAGGATCATCCTCACGCAGAGCTTTCATCAGCTCGTGGGCCGCCATAAGCGGATCACTTTCAGGCTCGTCTGCCTCGGCACCACGGTCGTCGTCCGACATACCCGGTCCAGGCACATGGCCTTTCAGTATAAGCGCGATCTTAGGAGACATCGCCATGATTAGGCCGCAGCTTCTTCCCACTCCCAATCACAGTCAGAGACGCTGGATGCGGGAGCAGTAGTTCCGGCAGTGAACAGAACTTCAAAGTTCTCGGCCGGTACAGCGGCCCCGTTGAGCACCGGAGCCTGATCCATGTTGCGGCTGAAGTCCCAAATAACCGTCTGAGCAGCAGTAGCCCCAGCAGCAGCGGAAACGCAGAGGCGGGCAGTGCGGATGGCGGTTCCGACTATGGCCCCGGCAGTACCGGAGACAGAGGAGTTAACCACGCACGTCGCAGCCGATTCTGTGCTGTTCAGCGGAGTAGCCGTATGGCCTACCAGGGTTCCAGTACCGAGGGCTGAGTTCTTGGTGAGCTGCACGATAGCATCTCCCGCAGTTCCGCCAGTAGCCAGCGTTACCGTAACCCTCTTGAGCCGAGCTACGCCGGAGGTAGGGGCGATCAACATATGCCCATACTTACCGGTTACATATGTAATAGCCGTGGCCGATGCCCCGAAGTTGGGGTCGAAACCAGGAGTGCTTACGATATTTCCATTTGCATCTTTTACTAGTAGACTCATTTATATTGCTCCTTTTAGAAATCTAATTAAGCCGAGGCCTCTTCCCATTCAATATCAGCATCCAACACAGCTCCGGTCGGAGTAGTCGTGCCGTTCAGGACTTCAATACCCAGATACTCACTAGCGCTATTGAGAACAGGTGCCTGATCTAGGTTGTGACTGAAGTCGAACGTAAAACTCGTGGTTCCGGTAGGTCCGGCAGCAGCAGCTCCGCCCAAACGAGCCGAGCGAATAGCAGTTCCGGTTACGGTCCCTAGAGTACTTCCGCTTGTCGTCGAGAATATAGAGGTGGCCGCCGATGATGTGCTGTTCAGTGGAGTAGGTGTTCCTACTGAGGTAGCTACCGTGTTGGCGGTAGACTGTTTAACAAGCTGGACCTTCAGATCGCCAGCGGTCTGCCCCGCACCGACCGTCATCGTGACGGTGACACGCTTTACGCGGGCAACGCCAGTAGTCGGTCCTTTTAGCTGCGCAAACGTCATGGCCGTTACATATGCCTGCGCTGTGCAGGATGCGCCATAAGCCGGATCGAAACCGGGCGTGCTTACGATGTTACCGTTAGCGTCTTTTATAAGTAGACTCATTTATATTGCTCCTATTACCATGCCGAGGCCTGGCTCAAATATGTTGCTTCCAAAGTCTAGCATACCTACCTGGGTTCGTGCAGCTATAGCTGCTACGGTAAGAGGAACCGGGTTTATGGTCAATGTAGGACCGCTTATGGCGACTATGGTTCCAGCAGTAGTCGTTATCTGAATGGCTGGCGCTATAGTCATAGGCTCGTTGGTAGAGGTTGGAAAAGTTTCCTGATAAGTAAGTACCGTAACTCCGCCTAGAGTACCACTGCCGTTTATAACAGAGCTGCCTTGAATGTCGCCCGTAAGTTCAGCTCTGCCTGGGTATTTCTTGGCTACAGTGGCTACCGAGTCGGCAGTAGCAGAGGTATTGGTTAGGGTCAGTATGATCGTAGTGGGCTGACCCGAGGTGACCGCGCTATTTGCTAGAGACATTGTTCCTGTTATCGCCATTTATTCTCCTAGAAAATTGAGCCAACGGTTAGTGTAGCCACTGTTGAGGTCGCCTCTAGCTGTGCTCCGGTGGTGGAGTCCACAGCATTCACTACAGCGCCAATATCGTAGGACAGTGTAGCAGATCCCTCGCTAGGTGACGATGTAATGGGTGATCTGGGGGTTACTAGAAAAGTGACGATAGTAACGCCAGACGCTACCCCAGACCCTAGAAGAATCGGAGACGAATAAACCGGACTCCCTAGGATCACTGGAAGACTAGGCCCTGCCGAACCTGAGTGGACGGCTGCTGTCGGCAATACCGTATACCCAGCATTGCTCGGAGCTGTACCGCTGTTGGTGATGGTACAGATAGCGGTTACGGGGCTTCCCGCCGTAACTGTTCCGGTAGCCGATAGAGTTACTACAGAGGAAATTGAAGTTGCACTCATTAGGAAACCCACTCAGTCTGACTAGGGGCGGACTGAATAGCAATGGCGCTTGGAAAGCTATCGACAGTTACCTCGTCAGTAGTTACGGCAGAACCATAAACGGTCTCACCGCTGCAAGTAATAACTACGCCGATATCATAGCTAAGAGCGGCCGGAGGAGATGCGCTGTATCCGGCCTGGTTAGTAGCATTCACCTGAGGAGCGGCTAAGGCTACGAGGGACGTTATGAAAGTCGCGGTTCCGGTACTCGCTACAGTGGGGGGAATTACGTTGTTTACCTGCCCTAGGATGATAGGAAGGGTTCCGCTCTGATTTCCAGAGTGAGGGGAGGCGATAAGCTGCACCCCGGTAACAGTCTGTGATACTCCCGAACCGTTAGTATAGGTTATCGCAACTACAACTTGCTGGGTAGGCCGCACCGTAGCGCCAGCGCCAGCGTCGTTGTTTATTGCTATGGTTGCTGTAGAAGCCATTATATTTAGCTCCTCTTCTTAGTTCAATGGCGCGCTGGTGTTCTGTAGGACAAAGTGAAACATAATCTGTTCAGAAGCAGCGGGATCGGCGGCCGTTACAGTGGCGTTTAGCAACGTTACGGTAGCGACGCTTCCGGTCGAGTCCAAGCCAGTAGCATTAGTTCCTGGGGTAATACCTACAGCGATGATGTCGGAGGCTCCTGTAGTGGTGGTCTGCACGGTCGCATCCACGCTCAAAAGACGCCGATAAACATCTAGTTTATTCAGGTTGTTACCTGATCCGAAAGTAAATGCCCACTGCCCCGTACCGAGGCGGGCTACCTTCTGAATACCCGCATAACCAGCGGTAGCGGAAGCTGCCGAATAAGAAGTACCCGAACCGAAGGTGCCCTGATTCCACTGTTGAACTGCCGGGACCGTTCCGCCTGCGCCAGAGTTAACTAGAACCCAGAGGTCGGTGATACCGGCCTCAAGCGAGTTGCGGAACTGAATGAATTTTCTGCTGGCCATTATATGCTCCCTTGTTATGCTACGAACGGAATTCTGTTCGGCTGATGTCTGAGGGAATCTCAAACCGTGCATGTAGGAAGAGTATGCGTTAAGCCAGGCTTGCTGTCAAACTAAGAGGCTTTGTGTTTCTTTAGATAAGCAATCGCACTCTCCAAAATGTCTATCGAGTCATCTACGAGCATTGATCTTGTCATTATTTACGCGATTATACTCACGCATGTACTCGCGATTGTAATTTCTATGATATTCCAGGTCTTTTTCTTTGTCCTTGTACGGCATGAAGCCTCCTCTATGGCTTTTACACCACGAAGGAGGCTTCAATGCTAGTGAATACTGATTACCGTATGCTTAAGCAATGATCAAGCAATAAGCGGTACATATGCGTTAAATCCAGGTGCGTCGCAAGCTAGCTGTGCGTAATAACCGCACCTCAATTCCGCCGCATCCTGATTGTATACACGGAGGAATTCGTTCGAGTCCATGTAGGTGAAGATACGAGGAGTAGCTCCGAGCGAGAACAGCTTCAGAGTGTCCATCTGGAGGAGGAAGCCGACCTTTGCTGGGCAGTCCTTATCCGGGAATACCTGAATCTCGCCCTTGGGTCCGTTGATACGGATACCTCGGAACATAATGTCGGCAACCTTCACATCCACATACTGAATGCGCTGGCTGAGTTCCTTTTCGAGAGCGGAGTAGGAGCCGAACGAGCAGATGAAGTGCTTCGGGCTTCCACCTTCACGAGTCGTCAGAATGGCGGCATCGATGATGGCTTCAGTGATGGATTCCGAGGCAGTTCCCTGAGGACGCTGTCCTGCAAGTCTGGCCGGATCTGGGCTTCTGTCAATTCCAAAAAAATTGTCGCCAACCGTCGGATCCGTGCTGGGCAACCATCCCTGAAGACCGGTGATCTTAGCGTTCTGGTCACCCTGGACAGTTACAGAGTAGGTAGACCATGCGCCGTTAGTCCAACCAGTCGGGTTGGCGGCAGCGCCACCCTGCGAGGTCGAGAGAGTAATAGTACCGTTAGCCACCGAGCGGCTGATTACGTAACCAGGACTCGTTCCACCGACCTGAGCGCCAGTGGTGGTCGTTACCTGTAGGAGGGTCTGCCCAACGCCGAACTGAACCACGTCGTTCGGATCGCCTAGAGTCAGGACACCGGAAGTCAGGTTAGTCGGGCTGGAGAGGATACCAGAACCGTTGCGGAACAGAGCCGAGCTAAGCGAGTTAGCCGCTGAGTTCATGGCCGAATCAACCACCGTGGTAACTCCGCGAACGAAGCTGCCCTTATCAGTCGCCATGGCAAGCATGGTCTGGTTGCTGATGGTACCCAGAGAGTAGTCTGGGTTCAAAGTGACGAGAAATTTCGATGCCTTGAGAGCGGTCTGATTTCCCTGGGCATTCGTGAACGTAGACGAACGTCCCTGCGAATCAGCCCAACGGAGCGGCACTGGGACGTACTCACCAACAGCCTCTTCCATCTTGGGGATCATCGCAAGCAGCGGACGATCCATATAAACGGTATTTACAGGCTGCTGACCGAAATAAAGCTCTTTCAAAAGAGCGTTAGCAGCTGCCATATCAAAATTAGCCATCTTATTATCCTCACTAGAAACAAGGTGTCCTGCGGACAACGACCTGTTTGAAAAATTAGGTTACGAACTCGGAATTACTCTCGCCTAAGATTTCGTTCTAGCTGGATAGTTCGATCTGACGGCTGAAGATCATTAAAGCAGGGTCTATCGAGGACTGAGTTTAGGAGGTAATGATCCTCTTGTCAAATTAGCGTTACTTTCTTTGGCTCATAATGCGATCTAGGGCCTCCATGGCCTGCTTCTCTCTAGTACCGTTGAAGATACCGATGGGAGCGGTCCTCTTTGGCGTAGTAGCGCCTCCTACAGAGCTTGTAAGCCCTGTGGTGGTCTTGGCAGGGGTCTTGTCCGAAGTTTTAGGAGCCTCTGCACTCAATAGCTCCAGTAGCTTGGCCTTAATTTTAGGATTAGAGGCCGCTTTTGGTAGATAAGTGTCCATAAGGTTCTTTTCTACTAGATCGACCGCCTCCTGGATAGACATGATCTTATTAGTTTGCATGTAGTAGCTGTCGATCACCTCAAACACGGTGGCCTGTTGATCCATAACACTGATAAGAGCTGCGCTATCTGCTGCTTTGGATGTAATGAATTCGTTTATTTCGCCTTTGAAGTTACTTATCGCCTCTGCTGCGCGAGTATCCTGTATCGCCTTGGCATCTGCGATGCGCTTTTGCTCCGCAGATTGCTGCTCCTGCCGCAGTCTGTCGATCTTAGCGTCCACACTCTTGGCCATTAGATCGGCCGGAGAGGTGCTGCTCATCTTATATTCGACGATCTTATTGTACCAGTCATCTCCGAAGACCTCGTTCAATAGTGCTTCTGGATTTATACCGGCGTCTTCCTTCAACTTAGCTAGCTTATTGGCCGTTTCTTGTGCCGTGGCTAGTTCCGCACGAGATGCTTTGAGCTCCTGTTCCTTTTTATTAAGGGCGATCTCCCTCTTAGTTAGCTGATCTAGTCTGGCTATGGCTTTAGCCTCGTTGGCCTTGGCTACAGCATCCTCTTTAGGAGGATCAACCGGCTTAGCCTCGACTACAGGATCTGCTTTAGCGTCTTCCTTACTAGGTTCATCGGTCGATATCAGACCGTCGCCGTTCTGCCTAGGCACAACTGTAGTAGTCATCTGCGAGAAGTCTACTGGCTGAGGAACGTGAGCAGGATCGCCTTGAATCTTATTCAATGTGGCGAGGGCTTTTTGTTCAAATGAGGAAAGTGGTGAAGCTGTGTTTTCGGGCATAGGTAGGGCTCCTTGTTAGGCTATATTTCTATTGTGGGGCGTTAGGAAGCATAGGTGAAACGGGTGCTGGGGCTGGATCCGCTTGTGCCGGTCCCTGTCCAGGGCCCGCCGTTGGTGCTGGAGGTGGCATAGCTGCCTTAATAAGTCTCTTGGCCTGTTCTATAAACTGGATTAACAATTCCAAGCGCTCCTCTTCTAGACCGTGAAGCTTACCCATCTGATAATACTCTAGTCCCAGTTCAAGGGCTAGATTAGAATCATCGTACATATCCAGCACACAAGGCTCACCATCATCTACGATCTTATCTAGGCACATAAGAAGATATTCCTCTGCCGCTACCTGTAGTGAATCGACCTGCTCTAGATCTGGGAAGTTCAATAGTCGTTTGGCTTCTCTAAGCGTGTACATACCAGCCTGGGCTAGCTCCTGTACCGTTTCTAGGCGTCCTGCCGGGCTATTAGGCAACGAGGAGATGGGGAAGCACTGAATGCGGTATTCCGTCTCCTTTAGGTTAATATCGGTCCAATCAATCTCTTCCATCCAGGACTTATGCTGGAACTGAACCTTATAATGCTTTATTTCTCTAACTAGGCCGAGGGCTACCTTAGCCAGTTGCAGGAAGTAGCGTTCGTACGCCTGCCCTGGTGTGTTGAGCCTATCGGTCTGGAGGTCGTCATATTCACGAATCGCCTTACCGGAGTTAATGCCCTGAGGCTTAGTACCTTGAGATGCCATCTGGTTGATACCAGGTTGGTTATAGGCGTCCTGCTTTATCTCGTTCTCGTACTGGAATAGCTCGGGCTGTACGACAGGAGGAAGGATATATTGAGGGGGTGTGCCCTGGTATCTTATGATCGTGCCCACTTCCTTGTCTATATGTTCCGATACTACCTTTGAACCGGCCTCTACCAGTATCTTGAATGTTCCGGCTAGGTGGAAAGAGCGCTGCTTGAGGCGCATGACGCGATTCAATTCAGTCTGTAGCGACTGGATCTCCTCAGGAAGGCCCATACCCCAGAACCCGTATAGCCGCGATGACCACTGGAAGAAGGCGAACGGGAAGAAATCGTATTCCCAGTCTTCCATCTTGGTCAAAGCGTGCCCGTCTATGCAGACGATATGCTTACCAGGCTTGCTGTTAGGACCATCCGGAAGCCTCCAGGCCTCATATACCGTTACCAAATCGGCTACGTTGGGCTTATATGCTACTCCCTGGGTTTCCATAGAGAAGGAGTTCTTGATAAACTCCGCATGCTCTGGCCATCTATCCATCGCTACGCCGCGATCTACCTGACGAACCCATACGAGCTGCCTAGGCGCGGAAGCGAACGACTCAATCTCATCGATAAATAGTTCATTGATGAGTACACGCTCGAACTTAATCTTATCATCCTCCACATATACGTGAGTAGCCCCGTCTCCGAACACGATCCCGTCCAGGAGGGCCTTGATACCCAACGTATAGGCATCATTAGCGTCGAATAGTCCTCTTACGAACTTATTCAGCCTCTTAGCTTTACGCCGCATGCGGTAGTTACCGCCAGAGGTAAGGAAATAGGGTTCGGGTTTGTTCTTACCGATCCTCGACACGGCTGTATCCGAAACGGCCTTGACAACGTTATAGCTAACCCGTTCTCCTAGACCGCTAGCTGGGGATGACTGCATCTTCGTCATCGTCATACCGAGGAATCCGGACATAGGCAGATTGCCGTAAGCCCTGGCGTTAGCCACGAGCTGACTGCGACGTACTACCTGGGCATCCACTAGAAGTTTGAGGGTGGCCGCTACTGCTGCTGAGGCGAGGTCTTCATCCTCTTCCTCCCACCAACGCACCTTCTGTCCCTCTGTATCCGGAGAGGCGTCCTTGTCGTTCACGTCCTTGAACTTGGAATAGTCGATAGGCATCAGTTATTACCCTCCGAAAGCGTCAATAGTATCATTTTGTGAGGAGAGCCGCATCCCCAGCATTATCCTGGCACCGTTCCGTGTCACATCCCAGAAGGCATCCGTATTCATTATGCTCATCCTGGGCGTGTCCACACCTACATCTGGTCCCGTACATATTATCCTCAGACTCCTCTAGGACTTTAGTGTCGGTTTCAGATACAGGCGTGTGGAAGGCACTCTCATGTAGTTTGAGGTCGTAGCTCTCTCCGCCTGGGCGGCATATCGATAGTTCCGCCACCTTACGCAGGTACATAAGATCAAGAAGCTTATGAATCTCATCTAGTGGGCTAAGTTGACTAGGCAGAACTCTAGGGTCGCTCATTCATTACTCCAATCAATTGAATCTCGTTCGGCCCCTATATTTCCCCACGGGTTATCCGGGTCCCGCCTGTGGGTGATCTCTCTAATCAGGCTATCCTTTATACCACGCTCCTGCTGTATCCTCCACTCTGGCGTACCGTGGACTATAGGAGGGGGGATGTCTTTGCTGAGGTATTGGTAGGCGCGCATGTACATATAGAGGGCACTATCTGTGCAATGATTGCTCTTGGACGGATTCTCTTCTCTAATGATCTGGCCCTCCTTCTCTCTCCAGGTAAGACCTGTATATTCGTCTATTAGTGTGGCGCACTTCACCTCGTGCAGCTTTATCCTACCTAGAATGAAGTCGGCATTCATAAGTTCTATATGATCTACCTTACCTAGCTTGTCCGCAGTAATGAGAGGTAGCGAATAATGGGCTTTGAGCTCCTCAACACCCTGCTTACTGGCTCCATCTACAACCATTATATCGAAGTCGTAGTTCATCTCTAGCTGCTTCACTCTGGCCGCGACATCAGAGAAGGTCATATGTTGTTTGGAGAACGACTCCAGAATGAATAGATGAGGATCGTGGTCGTGGTACGCGCCTATAGTAAATGCAGTCGGATCATTAAAGCCAAGATCAATACCAAGAATATAGCTCCAGGAACCTTGTCCATAAGAAGGAAGCTTCCCCACAAACGTATTGTGGCCTTTCGGATACTGCTCGAACTTGTAGACCCTCTTTGTTTCATCCGTAACCCACTCTCCTAGGTAGTGCTGTCTGAAGCTCGGAACCTTATCGATTAGAGGGTTATTACTGCGTAGTTCCGCCATCTCCTTGGTGTACACGTCCGCCATACCTGGGTTCGATAGGGCAGACCATCTATAGCCTCGCCATTTGGTTCCGTGCTCTTTGTCCATGAAGTCCCACGTACCTGGCTTCTGCGGATTCTGATCCTGCGTGGCCTCGTAGAACAGCCCCTGCATTATATTCGATGGCATGCCCATGAGCATGATGGAACCCTGCTCGTCCATAGTAGCGGGCCTGATGACGTTGTAGACCAGATCGTTCATATCGATAGTAAATGAGGATGCCTCATCCAGGATCACTAGCTTATACTTACGCCCGAATAGCTTCTTACGCTCATATTCATCCATATCGACACCGGATATGATGATGGTCGATTTGTTAGGCAGCGTAACCGTATGATCCGTCTCTTTGAATACGACACCCTCTAGGCCCATCTTATCCACGATGTCCTTGAGCACGTCTTTCCATATGATACCGACTGCCGATGCTTTAGTTAGGGCTAGGAAGAGGTTGTTACTGTTGGGGTGCTTGAACGCAGATCTGAGGAGGGCCAGGCCAGCTCCGTAGCTCTTACCGGAACGTCGGGAGCAGAGGAGCATCTTGAAGCGCTCCTTGTCCTCTATGAACGCGGCCTGTATAGGGAACGCTACGTTAGAGAAATCCGGAACCCTATTCTGCCTAGGCACCCTTACCAATATCTCATCTAACGCAGCGAGTTTGTCGCTCGGTAGGTCGTTGAGGATAGTACGTAGTTCGTCTTTACTTATCATTCAATCTTTTTACCGGCTCTATGAGCCAATACTTTAGCTTCCTCGATCATTACTTCTTTTCTATGTTCGAGTAGCCACTCGATCATCTTCCACGTCCATTCGTGCATTTCGGCTGGCAGAACTCCCTCGCGCTCAAGCAGAAAAAGATTATGGGTATGAGTGTCTAGCATTTCGTGGCTAATCATATGATTACTACAACACCCGCCTAGGAAGAACATCTATTCCGATTCCTTTCTATAAAAGTGTCAAACCCTATCCATACGTTCGGGATTGACTGGGAGCGCGTATTTGACGCACCATAGCTCGGTATGGCTCCATTAGTTAGTTAGTCTTCATAGTCCGGGCAGTCGCAGGCAAACCCCTTATGGACTGCTAGTT